CTACTTTAATTGCAGGTTTCTCACCGCAAGGACCTTTGGATGAAATTATTCAACCTTCAAGTCTGAGTGAATTTGAAAATATTTATGGCAGACCTGTTAATGCACCTGAACGTTATTTTTATCATACCGTAAAAGCAGCTTTCCAATCTCAAAATGAAATTCTTGTTACTCGTATGCCATATGGTAGCGGAAGTGGAGCAGGTTTCACTGATTCTTACAGTGCCCTTGTTTATCCTGTAACCAGCTATAACGGTTCTTACGAGACTGGTGAAGGAACAGTACCTGCTACTGGAGGATTTGGTCTTAGCGGTGCAAACACATATTTCTTTGGTCAACCCACTCAAATCGAACTTACTTCTCAAGAGTATCAAGATATTTTAAATGGAAGTGCATTTTCTGCATGGAAGAATGTTCCAACACAATTCACATTTACCAGCACTGGTGCCAGCAAGCTGACACAATTGGCAAATGCCGGATTTATCGTGTTGAACAAAGCTCAAACCAGCATTAACAACAGGTATGAAGGTTACTATTTTGGTGCAATTGACAATACAAACCTGAATCCTGCTACTCAATTTGATGGTGTTAATACTATCAAAACAATTGATAGCAAGGCTGGATCCACATTCAACTTCCTCTCAATTCCTCGTACACGTCTTAACTTCCCTCTCAGTGCAACTGAGTTTGGAATTGGAAACAGTATCAGTGAAATTATGGAAAATCTTCCAACCTTTAATGTTAGCACTCGTCAATTTGACGATACATTGTTGGTCGGTCTATTCAAACTTCGCCAAAGCACATTTGGCACAGATACATTAACTCTTGATTATATCCTTTCTGAGAGTTATGTCGGTTCTCTTGATTATTGGAGACAAATCAATGATGTGAACGGTGGATTACCTATCTCATTCTTCCTGGGAACACGTGAAGATGATAGTCCCAATGTTTCGATGCTGATCAATCCGTTTATCACCAATCGCAATACTCAAACTTGGATCAATAGTGCAGGATTTCCTACAAAGAAAGTTCGTATGCTGAATCCTAATTTGGCAATTCCTTACAACGGCGATGGATTTGTTGATACCAATGTAACATACGAAACACGTGTAGGTGCTCCTAGCGCAACTGTAAGAGGAATTCTTCAAAATGGAATTCTATCAAGAGTTGATTCATTATACAGCTTTGGTGCATTCGATAGCACAGTTGTTAGCACCAAGCTTATTGGAAGCATACCCGCCAAACTGCAACGTGTGTTTGATCTTGTTGAAAACGTAGATCTTTACAACATCAGCATCACTGTTGAAGGTGGATTAGGAACCATTTTTGCTGCTGCTGAATATAATTCAGACGTATTAAGCGGTGCAAACATCTTTGACGATACAATTCCTTTGGATATGAGCGGATTCTATGTGACAAACAATGAATCTCTCAATGGTGAGGCATTGACTATCCGTGAAAATTACAATGCTGTTGCCAGCACATTCATCAACTTTGCTCAAAATGTTCGTAAGGATCACATCTTTATTGCAGATCCTATCCGCAACATCTTCGTTCAAGGTGAAAACAGCAAGATCATCGATGATCCAACCAAGAACTTCAATCAACACATATACTGGCCAATCCGTCATAACTTCTCTTTGATTAACACAAGCTATGCTGCAACTTATGGCACACTGGCTCGGGTATTTGATGATGGTTTAAGCAGGCAAACATGGGTTCCGTTCTCGGGATTCGCAGCTGCAGCTTATGCAAATACCGATGATAACTTCCAACCTTGGTTCGCACCTGCTGGATTTACACGCGGTGTTCTACTAGGTGTAAATGATCTTCCGATCTATCCTAACCAAAAACAAAGGGATACACTTTATAAGATCAATATCAATCCTGTTGCATTCTTCCCAGCTGAAGGATTCGTAATCTTCGGTCAGAAGACATTGCTCAAAAAACCCAGCGCATTTGATCGTGTAAACGTTCGTCGGTTGTTCCTGTATCTGGAAACAGCCACACGTAACACAGTCAAGTACTTTGTGTTCGAGCCAAACACACTCTTCACACGTACTCAGGTTGTGAATGTTCTAACCCCGATATTTGATCTGGCTAAGAATACACAAGGTGTCTACGACTATCTGATCATCTGTGACGAAAGGAACAATACTCCTGAAGTTATCGATCAAAATGAACTGGTTGTTGACATCTATATCAAACCTGTTCGTGCCGCTGAGTTCATCTTGGTTAACTTCTATGCCACTCGCACTGGCCAAGACTTCCAAGAATTGCTCGCCTAATAATTGATTAATTGTTAATAACCGGTCAATACTAAAATATTGGCCGGTTATTTTTTATATTGTAAACTCTTAAAAAAGCATAAATATAATTATGCCAACCATAAAAGTTGTTAAATTATACCAGGAACAACCAGTTTATGATCCTACTGTTATCATACATGCTGTATTGGAAATAAATGCCCAATTAAAGCTATTTCACTGGCAAACATTCAGTTATGCCCAACACAAAGCATTGGATAAAATAGGTAAAAGTCTATCAAATACATTTGATAAACTGGTAGAAACGCTTTTAGGTAGATATCGTAATTTTGAATACCGACCATTATCCATTCAATTGGAACCTTATTCTAATGAAAATCTTATTGTTAAAATAGAACAATATATAAAATTATTTGTTCAAAATGAATGTCCAATAATAAATAAGCAGGATTCAGATGTGCAAAACATTATAGAAGAGATTCTTGCAGATCTGAATCAATTAAAATATTTGTTGACTTTAGAGTAAAAAAATCAAAAAAAACATAACTTAAGAATAAATATTATTATGGCTGATACAACACAAACAATTCAAAGTTTTTATCAAATCGCAACTGAGCGTGATTTTGCTCGTAAATTTAGCTTTCGTCTATTAAATGTTGATCCAGGTGATGCTTCAAACGTAAGTTTTGATGAAAACGATTTGGTTTATATTCGCACAGCTCAACTTCCTGCCCGTGAAATAACTGAAGTTACAGTCCCTTACATGGGTCTGGATTTTCACATTCCAGGCACAGTTAAATATCCGGGTTCTGAAGCTTATAGCTTGGAATTTTATTGTGATAGCAACAGCAAAATTCGTCAGAAGTTTGAAGATTGGAGTCGCGACGTGTTTGATGATATCACAAGCACTGGAAATTATTTTTCTCCCAAGCAAACATCAACAATTGATATGGTGCAACTTGACAATCAATTGAACCGTGTTGCTCAGTATCAATTGGTTGGAGTAAGCCCTCGCAGTGTTGGACCTCTTGAATATGATACAACCAACGGAGGAGACTTTGTTACCTTCACAGCCACTATCGCTTACCACTATTTCCGCCGCACATTCCAAAATGGCGGAACAACTCCTCCCGTAAACGCTAGATTTAGCAACCCATAATTGGGTTTTCCTTCTAAATAATATTAGAAGGAGATAGAACAATTAACGATCCAATCACAGATGCGATTCGGGGATTAACTAACAATCTACGAGGATTATCTAATGGTGATAATCCATTATTCGCACCACAAATAACTAACGCATACGGATTCAATATCCCTGGCGTACCTTTAATAAGCCCGCAAGAGTATTTTCTAACTCAGATGGAAAGTTGGTTTTCGACTGTTCCTTTGAATAGTCAGTGGGTAGTTTTAATAGACTATTATCCCCGAGCCATATCAAGTGAAATTATTCAAGGTTTGGAATATACAGATGGATCTAGACAAGGTTGGAATGTTAGTCGTCCCGCAAAAATATTAACCAGTCAATTTTATCAAAAGGTAATTGGATGTATTTTTGCTCAAGGAGTCAATCTTCCTCAAGATGATTATGAAATAGAAAGTGCACCCATAGACAATAACAGGGGATTTATACCTGGAATTCTTGCTTCAAAAAGAACCAGTTATGCTAATAAGTTTTTAAAGATAGAATTTCTTGAAACCAATACTTCATTTTTAGATATGGTGATACGTCCCTGGGTAATTTTGGCAAGCCATTACGGATATGTGGCTCGTCCTGGTGGTACAGGTGATTTGCGACATATAAAATGTAATCTTACAGTTATGCAGTACACTCGTTCTTATCAAAAAGTTAGTCAAATTCCCAGAAAAGTTTGGACTTTTTATAATTGCGTTCCTTATTTTGTAGACAATCAAAGCATAACATACAGTCCCGATACAGAATATGAGAAATATTCTACACAATGGATTTATAGCAATTACACTGTGCATTCTAATTTGTATTTGCCATTACCTGATGTTATCAATCGAATCAGTAATGGTGTGGTTCCAAACATTTCTCCTTTCCAAAATGGAAACAACTTTACCAACCAGAATTTACCCAAGACAGGATTACCCGGTGCTTTCTTCTGCTGGGTTGCTCGTGAAGTTTATGGTCAGGATAATCCAAAATGGCTGTTGTTCCGTGAATGGATGCTGACCAAATCACCAAAATGGTTCATGCATTTGTATATTGCATTTGGTGCATCGTTTGCTAAGATGATTCGAAATCAGACTTTTATTAAGAATTTGATAAAAAAATGGATGGATTCAAAAATAAAAGAGATTTTTTAATCCATGAACAATTTTTACTGTAGGATATTCGTTCCTTCAACAGGAACATACGAATATTTTAAAGAAATAAATTTTGTTGCATCCAAAAGCATATCCAAGTTCATTCAAAATAATGATTTAAAAGGTTTAGCTCTATTTCTGGAAACTGTTGTAAGGGATAATTGCTATAATAAAGAAATAAATTTTAATATACTGGACCTTCTTAGTATTCTTTGTCAGTTACGCGGCTATTGTTATGGTAATGTCATAACTTTTAACTTAAAAAATGAAAATAATGCAAAAATTTCATTCAAACACAATGTGCAAAGGTTTATTGAATTTGAAGAATTGTTTAAAAAATCATTTGAAACTGTAATACATCATAAGAATATTGAAATTAAATTGGATTTACCATGTCATTTAATGGTATTAGACGATTCTGATATGATTTCTGAAAATATAAAATATATTAGTATTCAGTCAGAGAAGGTTCCGTTCTCAAATTTAACAAAAAATGAAAAAGAATCTATATTAAATTTGTTAACTGCCAATTTTTCTAATAAAATAATGGATTATATTCAAGAAAACGTAAAATTTTTGTCAAATTATGAATTTTTTGAAAAAATAAACATTAAAAGTTTTCAAAATATTACATTAAACCCTTATAATAATTCAGTTATAGAATATCTCAAAATCATTTTCAACTATGATTTGATGAGTTTGTATGAAATAGAATACTTATTGATAAGAAAGCTTAAATTTTCTCTTTTAGATTTGGAAAATATATCTTTGAATGAAGCAGAATTGCATCTTAATTTATATAAAAAAGAATTAAAATCTATGGAGGATCAAAATAGCAAATCAGGTGTTGCAAAAGGCACTGGTCCAGATAATTAGTTTATATGAGTCAAGCTAATCTAGATAATGTATTATCCAAATTAAAAGAAATTTCATCATCAGAGCGTATACAGGTACAGGTTCTGTCCAAGAACAGCAAAGTACCGTTTAAACCCATTACAGCAAAGCAACAAAAGGATTTAATTGAAGCTGCTTCATCTGGACCCAAAGCCGCTTTCCTTTATCCAAAAGTAGTCAACAGCATCATTCTGGAAAACTCTGAAGAAAAAAATATTTTAACCAGTGATCGTTCTCTTATTTTGATGAGTTTAAAGGTAAATTCTTTCGGTCCTGTTCATAAGATTGAAAAGGAAGGCAAAACATATGAATTGGATCTGCAAAAGATACTGAATGAGTTTGATCCATCCACTGTAGCTTTTAATAAGCAGGATTCATTTTCTCAAGGAGGAATTACAATAAACTGTGTGGTTCCTTCACTGGATTATGAGAATCAAATCATTGATGGATTTCTAAAATCTTTTGGTTCTGATTTCGAAAATGAATCAAAACTTCAAAAAATCATAAGTGATGTGTATATTTTGGAAATTGTAAAATATATAGACACTATAGTGATAAAAGATACCGAATCTGCAACCATAGATTTGAAAACCTTGAATATTCTTCAAAAAATCAAGGCGGTTGAATCTATTACAGCCAATCTTGTACAAAAAGCTATTGAATTTGTTTCAAAATCTAAGCAAGTGGAAAACAAGCTTACTTCACAAAAGATTGGTGATGAAACTGTTGATATAAACCTAGATACATCATTCTTTTCAGGTTCATAATTGATTTATTTTGATAAATATTTGGGATGACCAGTGAGGAAAGCATCCTATTTTTAGGCAAAACCGCACAAAAGCTTGATCAGCTAGCTTCTGCCTTTTTGGAGGTGAAGCTCAGACAAGAGGAAGCATCAGAAAAGGATCGTAAAGCCAAGGAAAAAAAGCCATCAAGAAAAGATGGTAAAGAAATGGCTCGGGATGAAAAGGGTAGATTTCAAAGAAAAGAAATAAAAATTTCTGAACCTTCTCAAAATTTAAAAATGTTGGCTGAAATTGAAAAAGAAGCAAAAAAGCAAAATAAGCTAAATCTACAAGAAAAAGCACCTAAAGTTGCTGAAAATTTAACATCGACTGAAAGAAAACGTTGGGAAAACATAGGTACCATCCTGGGAACAGCTTTCAAAAAAATCTTTGAAGGGCGGCAAAAGGTAACACGGCAAAAAGGAACAGGAAAAGAGATTCAAGATTTGGAATTTATTGAAAATGAAAAATTAGAAAAGAAAAAGACAAGTTTCTTTAAAAAATTATTAGCAGCATTGGCATTTTTATCCGGTGCAATTCTTGGGTTTATTTCTGACATAATCGCAAAAGCCAAACAAATATATATTTTAATAAAAGAATTTATGGTTGTTTTTGAAGGAAAACTTTTGGAATTGTTAGAAACAATTAAAAATTCAAAATTCATGGAATTTGTAAAAGGTGTTTATGAATCCTTAAAAGAAAAATTCTTTGGTTTAATTGAAGAGATTAAAAATTCAAAATTCATGGAATTTGTAAAAGGCGTTTATAAATCTTTAAAAGAAAAATTCTTTGGTTTAATTGAAGAGATTAAAAATTCAAAGTTCGGAAGGTTTGTAACAGAACTTTACGAATCTATAAAAAGCAAATTTTTTAGTCTGATTGAAGAGATTAACAATTCAAAATTGGGAAGATTTGTGACTGAAACCTTTGAAGCTTTGAAAAATAGATTTTTCGGAATCATACAGGAAATCAAAAATTCAAAATTAGGTAACATAGTTGCTGATATTTTTGAAGCCGTAAAATCAAAATTCACAAGTATTGCTTCGGCTGTCGAAGATGTGAAAATAAGTGAAATTATAGGTAGCATATTCAGTGGAATATCATCAAAAATTTTACAAATATTTGAAACTATAGGAGGATACTTTACCAGAATAGGAAGAATTTTAGACGTTTTTGCAGCTGGAAAAGGTCCTTTATTGTTTCTGGAAAAGATGCTGGCACCTTTTCCTGAATTTTTACAATTCATTATTCGGGGCCCTTTAAAAATGCTTTTGGAAGTTTTTGGAAAAGGTGTTGCGTTTGGTAATTTTTTGGCTGAAAAATTTCCCATAATTTATTTTGTCATTGAAACTATTACTGGATTATTTGATGCATTTACAGATAAATTAATGGAAGGTAAATCATTTATTCAAAAACTATTAACAGGAATCATATACGGAATAACAAGTTTTGTTAATTTTTTTGAATTTATAGGACTTAAATTGGTAGATTTTGAAGAAGTTCGGGATCGTGTGGATAAAGTTTTTTCAGCATTTAAGGATGGATTTTTTAAAGGTTTATTAGAAATAATAAATCAAGTCGTCACTTTTGTTCTTGGAATGGGTCCAAAAGTTGGTGCTTGGATAGTTGGTTGGTTTGATAAGAAATGGGGTGAAGCTCTTTATGATATAGCTAAAACTGCAAAAAATCCTATGGATATGTTTGTTAAATGGTGGGATTTAACAAAAACTAAAGTGGTTGAATATATTACAGAACCATTCAAAAAAATGATAGATTATATAAAAGGTTTATTCACTCAACCATTTGAAGTTGTAAAGAACTTCTTCTCTGGCGCTATTGAAGGTGTGACCAGCGTTTTTGAACCTGTAACTAATTTTATTAAAAATGCATACGAGTCTATAAAAGCATTTTTTAGTAATATTGATATAGAAAGTATTATCAATGGTATAAAAGAATTTTTCAAATACACTCCAATAGGAATGATTTTGGATGGAATTGATTATATCAAGGGATTCTTTAGCAATCTGAATATAGACAGTGTTATTAAAGGTATTAAACAATTTTTTGATTACACTCCAATAGGAATGTTGATTAATAATTTTGAAACTATTAAAAATTTCTTTGGAAATACCTTCGGTAAGGTTAAGAATTTCTTTACTTTCGTACAGCAAAAATTCGATAGTATTTTCGGTTTTATAGGCGATTTGTTATCAAAAATTTTCAACTTTATAAGAGATAAAGCGAAAAAAATTCCTTTAATAGGAAAACTTTTTGAAGGTGAAGACACAGGAGCCAAACAAGAAACTTATGTAGAAAATAAAAATGAAAAAATACCTTTGTTACAAAATCCTTTTGAAGCTTCACAAGAACAACCAAATCAGTTCATGCAATCGTTTCAATCACCAGAAAATCAAGATTTTCAATCACAATCCATGTTTCAAGTTCCGGAAATGGCTCAACCAAATGAAGCCAATAATTTATTCTCCATGGAAAAGGAATCATCGTCACCTGAAGGTTTTGGTGATGTTAAAACAGGAATCGAGGATTTAAACAAAAATTCATCTGTAAATTCAA